CCCGCTCTCTCGAGGGCGCTGTCTTGCTCCACAAGGGCCAGACACTTCAAATCATGGGCCAGCCAGTGAGCAATGCGACCGGGGCGATGGACATTACCAAGGACATGATGAGAGCGATTGCAGAAGGATTCTCGGTGCCGGGATACATGGTCATTCAGGAACCAGGCGGAAACCCCGAGGCTGGTGTCGCCCTCGTGGTGCGCACCCAGTCGCTGATATCCGAGAGAGACAAGAGAATAGAGCTCAATTCGACAGAGGTCAATCGACTCTGGGGCATCGAACGAAACCTATTTGAATTCGCTACCGGGAAACCCTTGGGGAGCAAGGACACGAAGCAAGTCTGGAACGCCGGCCGCTATGTCGTGCCTGAATCCGAGACAGAGAAAACGGCCCGACTGGGCGAGGCTCTGGACAAGGGCGGAATCGACTATGTCCGCTATATCCGCGATCTCCATATGCTCCCGACTGACAAGGACGCAATGGACTTTATAGACAAAATGCAAGACCCGGAGCGAATGAAATACCAGGCGCCAAAGGCAACTGGAGCCCAGCGCACCGGGCTACCACTCAACTTAGCTACCACCTTATCGAAACCACCAAACAAGGAGGGGGCGGCTGGGCAGGGTCCACCTGTCCCAAGGAAGCCGCCTGGATAGCAATGACACACGACAACATTCTGGACGAGTACGAAGAGACCATGAAAGTTTTGACTGATTTCTTCGGAGACGAGGAAAAAGCGCGCCTATGGATGTTGTCGAGCAATCGAATGTTAGGGAACGTCCGCCCGGTGGACATGGTTATCCACGGAAGAACACACAAACTCCACAAATTTATCCATAATGCAATCGAAGAAAATAGAGGAGCTGCTTGATGCCGAAGCGAGCGCCCAAGCCGACATCGACGATCAGCATGAAGCACTACAGGAACGTGCTGCCGACCGAATAGACGAGATACTCCGATTTCCTGAACAGAGAGATCCCGAAATATTCGAACTGATGGGCGGCAGTGCGGAGGACATGTTTGAGGATTATTTCGAAGTGCCTTTACTGGAGCGGGATATGTTGTGGCAGGGCGCTCTATCAGCCATGGTCGTGGCTGCGAGAATGCAAACGTGGATTGAGCTCTTCGGCCTCGAGGCGCTCGCCATGTTCCATGCGAACGGTCGCAAGATAGACCGGATTCGCAAAACGATGAGCAAGGCGGAAATCAAAGAGGCGGCCTTCAAGGGAATCGGCAAGGCGAGAATCAATGGCGAAAAAGATAGAAGACGCACAGCGGCAGCTAATTGAACGCGACCGCCTGGCCCCCGCTGGCTATCTGGACGACGAAACCTATGTCACGCCTGGACTGCGCGAGGGAGATGCCCCGCGATATGTCGCGCTCCCCGAGTTGGCCGACATGAAGGATATGAGCAATGCAGATTTGCTCCGGATGTTGAATCACTATGGCATCACCGAACCCTATGCGATGCTCCAAACACAGTCGATGGAATACGTTCGCAGAATGATGCCTCTCCGCTCCGACGAGGACATTAATAGAGCCTATTCGGAACTGATAAACAACGAACGTAGACAGCTTCTGGGCGTCTCCAGGCGTGTTGCCCAGCAGTGGAGCACACTCGATGCAATCCAGGGCAACATGTACCAGGAAATGATTTGGATTGCCGAAGACGACGAGGCGACCTGCGACAGCTGTGCACCACGGTCAGGCGAGATCGACACATGGGTTGGATGGAAACAGCGCGGGATGCCAGGGAGCGAAGTCTGTCGGGGCGGGAATTACTGCCGCTGCGATCTGATTCCGATTGACTGATGATCGAGATTGAAGCGCAAGGCCTCCAGGCCGCCATGGAGCTCATGCAGACGCTCCAGACGCAACCACAGGTTAAGGGGATTGTCGTCAATACAAAGGAGCGCGCCGAGGGCACCGGAATCAATAACAAACAGATTATGGAATGGTTATCTGATTCTGGTAGAGATTTCTTCTCAGCTAATCAGATTGTCGTCAAGGAACTCGATCAGGTCATGGTCGAAGCCATGGAGAAAGAGCTCAAGAAACAACTCAACATGGCGCAGAAGCGGGAGAAGGCACGACGGCGAGGGACGTTCTTCAAGCGCAGCAAAAAGAAGGAGGCCAACGTCGTCGCGACAAAGGGTTTCCGTGCTGCTATGAAGCGACTTCTCCAGATTGTGACTGAACGCATCGAGCAACAAATAACAGCGAGTGGGGCGCCCCCTGCGGCGCTTTCAGAGTCATACCAGGTAGAGAAAGAGTTTAAGCACGGGTTCACAATTCCCATCGGTGTTGCAACTGGCCAGTTGTTAGACAACATCACACCGGGGAACCGAAACATAAAACTTACGAGATAACTCGGGCCGTCGATTCGTGGCGTAACCACTGAGGCCCGTTTTATGCGAGTCGCGACGTAATCGCAGAGGAGACATGGAAGAAACAGGAAGTGTTCAGAGCGTAGAAGAGAATCAAGCAGACGAGGGGATTTCGGCATCTGATGTTAGGAATCACAAGGTGTTTAAATCGGCACTGGGTTCACTGACAGAGGAGAATCAGACGCTGAAAATGCAGCTGACCGAGATTCAGAACAAACTGGCGGAGGATGCCAAGGCGAAGGATATTCGAGCCAAGGAAGAGCAAGGCCGATACGAAGAGGTAACTGCCCAACTCAAGGCGGAGAATGAATCCCTGATGACAAAATATCAGAGAGACATTAATGAATTGAAGCTGGAGAACGCCCTCGTGATGGCTGGAGCCGATGAGTATTTCGCCGCATGGGCCAAACAGAATTATTCTGGCGAGGACATAAGTGATTATGTCAACGGGCTCAAGTCGGACGAAAAACACTCGCAGCGTTTCAACCTCGGAGCGAATGTTCAAGAGTCGCATCCCCAACCTTTTGGCGCCTCGCCTGCCGGTTCGAACTCGACGAACTGGGCACAAGTGAAACAGGACCTACAAAGCCGCGATCCGGCTGTGCGCGATACCGCAGATCGAAAGGTGCTCGCGTATATGGAAAAGCATAACAAGTCTCCATTCTAGCCGGACGCTAAACGGAGAAAAACACAATGGCAATCAGTGGAAATCTCTATTCGACGTACCTCAACACGACGTACATCCCGAAAGAGACATCGACAATTTTCTGGAACCAATGGTGGGTCAACCAACCATTTTTCGAGATTGTTCAGCCGGGGAATCCCCTGAACTGTCCCGGTGGTTCAACAATCAACATCGCGCTGGATTACGCGGTTTCGACGAACGCCGAGGCCTATGTCCAGGGCGCACCTATGCCCGTCGCCCACACCCTGAGTGATGTCAGGGCGTATGTGACGAAGGACTACTTCCAGGAGGGCGGGAAGGTGCACGGGGACACCATCTCCCAACTCGGAGGCGGTGGCGGAAACGTCCCCATCGACCCGGTCCAAAAGGCAATCAGAACCTCGATTCTGAACGCCACGGACCTCGCCAGCACTACGATGCTGACTGACCTCGCAAGTTTCGTCGACTCGACGACAGCGTATTCTGATGCGTCTCTCAATAGGACGACGTATTCCATCGCGGCATATGAAGACGCACACAGCGGCGCCCTCACGAGGGCAGCACTCACTGACATGATCGAAGCTGTTCAGAACACGACCTATGGTTTCGTGCCTCTGGACGATCTCGTGTTTCTCATGCCTCCCAACCAGCACACCAATCTGGCCAATCTCGGTGGGGCACAGTATGGAGAGTTCAACTTCAATGTGGACGCGCAATCCATGCTGCCGTTTGACTCGGGTACGAAGTTTCGGTGTCAGACTTACGAGTCTGTGCCGATTCTCCAGGTTCCGGATATGACCTCGACGGAGATCTACCTCGTCCGGAAATCCGCGACGAAGTTCCATCTCCACGAGGGGATCAAGACAGTGCCGAAGGACGTCGCAGAGTGGGCGGACTATTGGCTCACAACCATGGGTGTCAACCTGGTCATTTCTGACCCCAAACGATGCGGCAAGCTCACCGCTGTGACCGCATAAGGAAGGAGGTCAAACATGGCTGCGACACTAGAACTGACAAACGGCCCTGCCAGTATTGGTGAGGGAATGAAAATGGCGACCTATGAGGTCACAATGGATACATCGGTAACTTCGGGAGGTGAGGTTCTCAACTTCACAAACGAGTTTACCTACATCCATGCTGGTTGGCCGGCAGGAAACGACACTGCGGCGGACAACGCCTACAAGTATTCGCTCGTCCTGCCCGACCACGATACCGCCGCGACTTCGTCCAATTGCAAGGTGCAGATGCACTGGAACGAGGCGGACGTCACCACAGCGGAGGACTTCGCGGAGTTCACCGGGGATGCCTCTTCGGTGGGCAATCTCAAGATCGTCATTATCGGCAAGTAACAACCAACCATCGGGCGGAAACGCCCTTTCTGCTCTCGCTCTGGGGTGCCCGTCGACTCGGCGGGTTTCCCCTTGAGCAGATAAACACGAGGATAAAATGGGAATTAATTTCGACAAGATTTCGACGACGACTGGGCGTGATTACAAGATGATGGCGATTACCGACGAGATAAAACGCGTCGGGTTTCCGAACATCACCATCACGGAGTGTCTGGCGAATCGGCAGCGCGACGGGCTTTTGATTCTGAAGGCTCTGGAGAACTACGCAAACCGAAACGAACAGACATGCCGCTACAAAATCAGAGTGCACTGCGACCGCTGGGGAAAGCCTGTGTTGCCAGGCGATAAAGTCCAGTGGAAATTTGAACGACTTAAACGCGATATGTTCGGACGGAAAATCACGAATCGTCAATACAAAGAGGCGAAGATGCGCGGGGAAGAGCGCGAAATAGAAATTTGGCACGACGCGATTGTGGACAAGAAGGGATGTATCGATGTGCCGTTTGAGGATGCCACGCGACTTCTGAACACTCGCGGGATTCATTACCATTCTGGGATGCCACTCATGGAGGGATACCAGAAGACCGCGCGCATGGTCACGAGGGATATTCCCGACCCCGACTATGCCGTGGTGATAGGGCGGAAACACTACTGGCGTTATTCCGAGGCGCCACCGGATGTCTACAAATCGCTGCCGACAATCAAGAAAAAAATCGATGTGTCAGACGAGGTTTTGCCCGAGTTTGAGCACAAGACAACGGAGTAAAAATGATAAAGCCAATCCGACACACGACTGACAGCTGCACCCTATCTGGAGGGGAAACCATCAGCGCCACCACAGATGAGACAGTAGAGGGCAAGGAGCTCGACTTCGTTCTGTGCACCTGGACAGCCGGGAGCGCTCCGACGACGAACGAAAACTTTGTGGTGACTCTGGATAGCTCTCTGGGGGCCGATTACGATGTGCCACTGTACACAGTGGACCCCGCAGCGGCGAGCGCCGCAGACATCTTCTGGCGCCCGGACGACGGCCCCATTAGACTGGGGAAGAACGATCAAATTAAAGTCACCTATGCGAATAGTGACGACCTCGCGATTGTGTGCGCGATCGGACTGGCGGTGCAATAATGGGCGCGATAATCAACGGAGTCTATCAACAGAGAGCGACCGGGACTCTCACTGCTGAGGATGTGACGGCAACCGACGATGTGACGGCTGGGGACGATCTCACCGTAGCTGGATTCACTGTCACGGGTGGGGCAAGTACGAGTCATTCCCTCGGGGCAAATGGGGACGTGGTAGTTGGCGGCAAGCTGGAAGTAAATAACACCGCCTACTTCGATTCGTCTTCGGAGTTCGATTCGGCAGCGACTTTCAACGATGACATGCAGATTCAACTGGGATCGAATTCAGATTCGATCCTAATATACGAGACTGCGAATCAGGACAATGACTCACTGATGATTGGCGTTTCTGATTCTGGGAGTGCGGGGGACTTCTCCCGGGCATTGATTATTTGTGAGAAAGACGATCACACTTTCAACTTCGCTCACCCCCAGCAGACGAACCCCACACTATTCATCCACTCAGCCAATCAGGCAACCGACGAGTGGATCTCCGCAACTCACGATGGGACTCGTGGGGTTTTGGATAGCGGCAAAGGAGGTGTGCGCTGCGCAAAAGATTTACGAGTTGATGCTGATATAATTGGTTCCAGTGATATTTTTGTCGATGGTGCTGCGTCCAGAATGGGAGCGTCGTCCTTTGATACGAGCGGTGGCTTTATTTTCGGCACCGCCGCGCAGACCGTCTCCTCCCCAATTGTCGCGACAGGGACGACCGCTAATTTCTTTCTGTTCTGCGAATATGCGGACCGGAATTTCGACTTTGCCCATGCGCAGCAGACGAACCCCACTCTATTCATCCACAGCGCCAACCAGGCTACTGTAGAGTATGCTACTGTCGCATATAATAACGTGTCAATATCTGGAAACTATGGCGCCTTCGCAGGAATGAAATCGATCACCGAGGAGGTGACTATTTCAGTCGGAAACGGTTCTGGGGGTATCGAAACAAGTGGGAACCTCGCGCCCGCAAACAGTATTATACTGGGCGCCGTTGCGAGAGTCACGGACGCCCCCGGCGGCGGAGCGACGACTGTCGACATTGGCGTGACTGGTAGCGGAAACCTGGACTCGCTGATCGATGGTATGTCAACCGCTTTAGATACGACGGGTACAACTCCCGCCGATGGCGACGGGACACAACTACCGCTCACGAATGGATCGGCGACGACACTCACGCTCACGACCGACTTAGATGTCACAGGCGACGAAATGAAAGTAAGAGTTGGTGTGTTTTACATCGACTTCACTCCGTTCACAGCATAGGAGAAATCATGGCAGACGAACAAATCACGATTGAAGAAATGACTAACCCCCAGCGCATCACATACGCAGCGGGCAAAATGAATCTGATGCATTCGCTCGTCCAGCTGTACGAGCGCGGTGTTGTCGAACACCAGGGGCTGACTTTCCAGCTGTCGGCGGGGCAGATCACGCAACTGAAACAGGCGTTCGCCGCAGCACGCACCGAGTGCATTAACGCGCTCCAGGCTATCACCGGATGACGGAGGTCGGTTTCGCAATCGGCAACGGGATGAGCCGAGAGGGCTGGGATCTAGAACAGCTGCGCGGGCATGGAACTATCGTGGGGTGCAACTGGTTGTATCGAGATTTCAGCCCTGATATTATCGTCGCACTGGACGCAGAACCAAGAAGAGAAATCGCAAAGATTCCCTATCCAGAACAGCGCACCTGGAAATGGATGACATGGGAGAAGAACAAAGCCCATCTCCAGCTTGAGGGCGAGCGCGCTTTTCCGGTGATAGAAATCAATCGCCGCACAGGGAAAAACAGCGGGATTGTGGCGGTTTCCTATCTGTCGAAGAAACTGCGATGTGACAAGGTCTATCTCGTCGGGTTTGATTTCTTTCGCATCCATCCCGGGGACAAACAGAACGACATTTATCACTCTATGTGTCTGTGCCGTTATCGAAAATTCGATTTGGTATTCAACCAGCTTTTCAACGATTGCCCACACACGGAGTTCACACGAGTCGGGCCAGTTCACCCACTGGACGAAAAGTGTTTTGCTGCGATGAACTGCGACTTTATCGACTTCCCCGAATTCGAAAGACG